TGTACCAGCACTATTCTCAGCTGTTGGTGTGTAGTCATTAATATTTTCTTGAGACGAGAATCTTATAAACATATCGTCTTGCGTAGTCTTGTCACCTATTGTTGTTTCTGTTCCAAAAAATACTAAGTGACGGTCAGGTGTAGAGACTAACATATCACGTGACGCTGTTGGTGCACCAGATATAATTGTAGCTCTCGTAGCTGTTGCATTAGCTAAATCTGCATTCCATTCAAAACATTCTCCGTTAAATATTAAAGCAATTAATGTACTTCCTAAATTATCTATTGCCCACATACCAGGTTCTGCAACTTTATCCGTGGTTGCTGCTGCTTGGCCCCAGGCTGAATAACTACTAAAGTTAGTAACTGTTGCACCATTACTGTGAGAGGCGTTAGTTGTTCCTCTAACATTTCTAGTAATGCCAGTAAAACTTGTAGATGTAATTCCTGTGTACGATATTTCTTCGTTATCTACTTGTATAAAATTTGTTCCTGTGCTTGGAAATCCAGTTGTGCTGGCTACATTAATCGTGGTCCCTGTTCCACCGGTTCCAGCAGAGTCAGCGTTTAGTGCTCCGTTCAATGTAGTAGTTTGTGGACTTGTAACTGTTCCTCCCCATTGAGATATACCATACCCAAAAACTCCAATTTGTTCAGCGGGTCCAACGTGGTAGTATTGAAAATAAGTTATGCCTCCAGATGTAGTTGCTCCTGCTCCACTTTCATTACTGTCCATTGTAATAGTAAGTGTGGTTGTATTTGGAACACTAGTGATCATAAATTTTCTATCGCAAAAATCAGAAGATCCAAAATTAGAACCTGTAATAGCTGTAAATGTAGAAGGGTCCCCAAACAATATAATGTCCCCTACTTGAAAATTGTGTGCAGAAGAAAATGTCATTGTTACAGTAGGTTGTCCATTAGTTGTACTAAATACACTTGTAATAGCTGTACCTGATGGATTAGTTAAAGGATGTATATCGTAGTAAACTCCTCCAGAGTATACGTATAAAATTCTGTTGGTACCAATAGCTGCGTATTTAATACCTTCTTTATTAACCATATGATGCAATCCTCTTGCAGCACCTGTTAATTTTTTGTCTCCTAATTGAGACCAACCACCTATCTTTTCAGGTGTACCATATCTAAAACGAACGTTCTCACCTCCTGTCCATTGAGACTCGGCTCCTGTAGATGTAACTTGTTTATTGAATCCTGGTAAAAAACCTAATTTTTGTAGCATAGTTTCTCACTATATATTCTTTTTAATTTTTTGGTAGTTTAATATTAGCAGTATTGAGCAACGCTGTCTATGTTCATAGTAAGAGACATTTTTTTATCTTTTTTGCTTACCACTTCATGATAGACATTTTTAGGAGAAATTAAAGTTTTTTGAGGAGAAAGCTTTATTTTTTGATCTCCTACAATCCAATCTGAATTACCGTAAATTTGTTTTACAAAAACATCATAGTTGTGATGATGAGCTGGAAAACTGGCTCTTTTTCCTGGCCGACTAAAATAAAGATTACAGTTAGGAATAAATCCCAGTTCTTTTAAAAAAGTTTTAGATAATTTTCTTAAATCTTTATGTATGTCTATAATGTTTGAAATGATTGTTGTATAGCCCAATTCATATATTTCATGCCATTTATTATAATCTAAAAAACCATCATCAGAAAAAAAAGAAAGTGTCTTATATCCTGTAATATTTATTACTTCTATAGAAGGTTGATTATACATAGGATAAACTTTTGGCCACCTTTTTCTTATTTTTAGAATTTCAAGTATTTCTTCTTCAGTAATATTGACTTTAATATTTTCTAAAATTTTTAGTATTTTATCTGCTTCTTTGTAATCTAAAAAAAGTTCCATATTAAATTTTGTATAAATTAAAAGCTAAAGTTATCCTTGTTTTGTTTTCTTTTAATGTCTCTACCTCATGAATAGTATTAGAAGGAAATATTAAAACTTCTGATTTTTTACCATAATAAGTTAAGTCACTAAATTTAGTTGGACAATCAAAACAATCTGTATAATAAATAACTCCTGATAAAGTACCAGCGTGTCCGTGTTTAGTATTCTTAGAATTTTTATGAGCAAAATTTACCCAAAAATCATAGTGATCAAAATGATCAGTATTTTTTCTAATTCTAATTTCTCTTTCAATTGGATTTGAACCAAAATAATGTTCTCCTAATTTTATTAAATAACCAAACATTAAAGACGATTCAAATAAACTTGTATCAACACTTACTTGATAAGAATTTTTACCATGGTTGTTATGTTCTACTAAAAAATTATATTTTGATTTTCTTTTTTTATCTGCTTTTTTTACAAAAGCATTTAATTCTTCAAATATTTCTGTAGGAAGTTTATGTTTTAAAATAGCCTTTGTTAAAAACTTACTATCTTTAAATAAATCTATATTTGAATATTCCATTCTAATTTTTCTATAATACTTTCTAAATATATTTTTTTCAACTTATGTTTTATAACATAATTATTTAATTCTTCAACATCTACTATTATATAATTTTTATTTTTTTTAAAAACAATTTTATCTGCTTTAGATTTTATATTAATTTTTTTACCTATTTCATTATTAAAATGACTTACGGGTCTTGTGTCAAATTTAAATTGTTGATTAGATTTATTTTTTAAAACACCTTGTATATCCCATAGCTGAGTAGTTTTTTCTTTTTCGGTAGCGTATTTAATATTATCTATATGTTTCAAAAAATCTTTCATTTAAATATGTCTTCTGTTTTTTCATTACAAAACAATTCAAAATTAATGGAGATTCTATATTTTTCTGTATTGGGTTTTTTAGGTGCATGTCTTAAGTAACTAGGAAATATAATAAAATCATTTTCTTTAGGAAAAAAATCAAATCTATTTTTATTATGCTCAAGCTTTAACTGACATTCTTCTTCATTCGGAATACTTAAATAATAAACTGAATTAATAGAACAAGTACTTTTGTGATCGTGCCATACTTCGTGGTAATCATTTTTATTAGTACAATAAACCCAAGCCTTGTAAGTATTGTCTTTATGTAAAGTAAATTTGTTTAGTAATTTTTTACTGGCATCTAAAAACTTTTTATACATTATTTTATTAAATGATTTATTTATAAATTCTACATTATGTTCTCCATAATTATTATTATTTAATTTAATTTTAGGCGTTAATATTTCTTTAATTAAATTTTCTTTTTGCGTAGGTATATAAAAATTGTTTATTACAAATAAGGGTAAATTATTCATCTAAAATGCCTATGTTAAAGGCAACACTTATTCTTGGTTTTTTGTTTTTATTAGGCTCTGCCATATGTAAGGCTCCTGGAGGAAACAATATTAAATCATACTTCTGAGGCATAAAAATATATTTTGAATAAAAATTAGGGTTGTCGAAATAATCAAGACCACTCCCTTGAAATCTTCCGTAATCATTATTTAAAAAAACTAATCTACCGCTATCTTTAGGGACCTCAAGATAATAAACACCAGACAAAATTATATTTTGTGAAGGGTCTACATGATTATGTAAAGAATTATAATCACCTAATTTATTTTCATTAATCCACCAAGAATGATTATATATTTGATGTTTATTGTTTTTTGGATTTAATTTTTCACAAAATTCTTTTGAAGATTTTAAAAAAACATCATTACAAATATCTACTTCATTTAAAGATTTAAAATTGTAAGTTTGATAACCTCCTTCGTTACTTATATTAACTCCTTTTTTATTTATTTTTTTTTGATTTTTTAAAATTTGTTTAAAGAAATTAACGTGGTTATCGTTTTTAACCTGTGTTGTATATACCGATGTTTTAAATATGTCTGTGATCATTTAATTATATGTAGTTAAAGTTAATATTAATTCTAGCATCTTCATCTGTACACGTAGCGCTACAATGTTTTAAAGATGGATTAAAAAATAGAGCTCTGTTGGCAACACTTTTTATTTTTTTTCCGTCATTCATTTTTGTGTAACCATTGTTAGTGTTTACACAAAAGATAAATCCTTTATGAGAAAAATCATAATCAATATGATAATCATGTTCTACTGTTTTTTCTGTTTTAGTATATAAATTTGCTTTGATTCTAATAATTCCATTAGCTTTAATTTTATTTACTAGGTCTTCAATTAAATTACTAAAGCCAGAACTTATTGCAAAATCTTTGTAAAAACTATGTGTAAAATATATACCATCTTTTTTACTTCCTACTCCTTTAGTATAAAACCAAGGAAATTGATCATTTGTCATAATTTTATTTAGTTTACTAAATTCATCATTAGACAAAAAATTATCTATAACTTTATATGTATCACTCACTTTTATAGTTCTTCTAATAATAGTTCTAGTTGTCCTATTTTATCTAAATATTCCTTGTTCATTTTTAAAAGAGCGTCTCTTTCTGCTTTTAATTTATGAACATAAAATCTAGATTCTTTGTTTAATAAAAGAATTTCTTTGTTTAATTTAACTTCAGATTGTTTTACCATTCTTTCTGAAACAACTTCTTGTTTTAATTTGTCTATTTCTTTTTTTAATTTGTCTATTTCTTGTTCCATTACTTTCTTCCTTTAAACCAATCAGGTAAACCTATAAAAGGTCTACTATCATATTTATTTTTATGTTTATAGTCTACGTTATTATAATGTAAAAAAACTTGAACACAAGTATCACCAGTAAATTTTTTTCTATAATGTTCAAATAGATAACCTTTATAAATTAACATATCTCCAGGTTTTAAAACAATTTTTTTACCTTCTTTTTTGGAAGGAATATAATCTTTGTTTTTGCCTGGTGTTGCTCGTTGACCTTCTTTTGCGCTTTCTAAAATATAAATAGGCCAAGGATCTCCACCTAAGTTTAATGTAGTTGAAATTTCACATTCATGTCTATCTTTGTGTCGTTTTAATTCATCTCCTTTAGTATATATTCTTGTATAAGAATAGTTTGGAATTAATTTTTTATCTGTGTGTTTTTCCATAACAGGCAATAAATCTAACAATAAAGTTTCCATCGCAATATCTGCATAATGAGAGTAAGCATTAGGACATTGAAAATCTCCGAATGTTCCATAATGAGTATCAAAGTCTGCAATAAAAGTATCTTTTATTAATTTAGCGGTTACTTTCTTTTTAAGAGTTATATAATTGTATAGATGATTAACCAGCTCTTTCGGTATAATATTTTTAATTATTTTATAATTTTCTTTTTTAAACATAAGGTTTTCCTAAACACCAAGATACTAACGAGTGTCTATTTCCTTTTGTTACAGGTTTGACTCTATGATAAACAAAACTAGGAAAAACAATAATAGATCCTTTAGTGCTAAATGATTTATCTGAAACAATATTAGAAGTGTTTTCTTTTGTAGAATTTCTAAAATCAAATTCTAATTCACCTCCTTCGTATTCTGAAGGATCAGACAATTGTATGATACAAGATAGTTTTCTTGTTTTACCCCTAAAGCCTTTAAATTGATGATTATCTGAATAAGGTACAGGAAAAGCATCAGCATGCCATGTGTAATGTTGTGTTTTTTTATAAATAGTAAATTGACAACTTTCTGTAAAATCATATTCAAAATTCCAACCTGCATTATGATTTGCTTTTGAAACAAATTCATTAACAGTTCTAAATATCCAATTTTTATCTAAAAAAGTAACGTTTGAATTTCTAGTTTTTTTTAAATCTTTAATAACTTTTTTAGTTAATTTTTTATCTTTTACATTTCCTGTAACTGCTATATTTGAATTTTGTTGTAACCCAGTTCTTATAACATCGTCACAAAATTTATCAGAAAGAATTCCTTTCCAAAACCAATAGTAATATTTAAATATCATTTCTTTATTTGTTATAAATATAACTTTAAGAAATTAAATCAAGAAAATTTTAATTAGGAGTAATCGTATCAGAAACAGCGGTAAACGTACCATAAGAATCCCAACTATTTGTATTCGGATTCCAATGATCTACTTCTTGAACATCGTTTTCATCAACAGGGTTTTCTAAATATTTAAGTCCCTGCCATACTTGTAAATCTTCATTCCAACCAATACTGTAGTTATCATCTTCTGGTTCTGCAGTTGGTGCATCCCATAAATAAGTTGTATTATTTAAAGTCCAAGAAGGATAAGGTTTTTCATCAATAAAAGCATCTGCAGTAGGATCATATGTTCCACCTATACCTGCAAAATTTTTTCTTCTAGGAGTTCCTCCTTGAGTGTGTTGTCCGCCATAAGTGTTTATAGAAGTTTGAACCCATCTAACTCCGTTTTCAGATAATGGACAAAAAGTTATTATGTATTCTTCAGATGCTGTAGAATATTCAGGTCTTGCTTCAGTAAAAATATCATCACCTACTTTTATGACTTTTATGACTTCATTATTTGAATTTATTTCTGCAAAATGTGCCATAATTAATCCGCTTGAATCGTTCCTGTTACAGTCATTGTAATAACAACTGTTCCATCTGGTTGAGCTGCTACTGAGTTTGAACCTGGAGCAGCTGTGTAAGTATAGTCTCCTGGGCCTCTTAAAATAACTCTTCCTCCGCCGCCGGTGCTTCCTCCGCCGCCTCCACCAATTCCTGTTGGTCCACCATATTGTCCGTTAGATCCTGGTTGTCCACCACCACCCCCAGCATATCCAACTGAAGATCCTGTAATACTGTTTGCTGCGCCGTCTCCACCTTTACCACCTGTTGGTGTTAAAGCAGGTCCGGGACTACCATTTTGTGCTGCTCCTCCGCCACCAGCTCCACCTGGTTGTAATGGATAATTTTGTCCGCCACCGTTTCCTTCAGGTGGACTATAACCTCCAGCGTTTCCGCTTCCGCCTCCAGCTTGTGGGTTTCCTGTAGCGGCTCCTCCGCCAGATCCTCCTGGCCATCCCGATTTAGTA